AGTGTTTATGTATTTGTCAACCTTTATGCGATTTTGTATGTGTGTTGTATGTCACATTGCCGGCGGCGTGCGGGTGGGCGTGGCGGGAGCCCCGTGTGCGTGCGGGTGTGTGTCGCGTCGGCGGGGCTACCCGGCAGGGGTGGCGGGGGTTTTTGTTGGCGGGTGGCTGGGGGTTTCCCCCCAGTTCGCTTTTAGCGGTGGTGGCGTTCTAGCCAACCCTCGTACTCGTTCTCGCTCATGTGTGCTTGCCTGGGTCGTTCCAGGAGGCTCTGGAACTTTACGACATAGGCGGCGATGTCAGCGTCAGCCTTTTCTTTGGCTTCACCTTCAAGGGTGTCGTACACCTCGCAGGTTGCGAGGAACTCTTTGTGGTCATTTACCTGCGCTGTGCGCTCGGCTTGTGTCTTTGTCATGTGTATTAGTATATCGGGTGTTTGTGTGTTTGTCAACCTTTGTGTGGTTTTGTGGGTGTGTCGTGTGTCACACTGCCGGAGAGGTATAAGTGTAGAGTCTACTTTTTGTAGCCGGCGAGGGGGATGTTGTTTTTTGTTTGTGGGTTTGGGAGGTTGTGTGTGTGGGTGTCGCGCTGCCGGGGCTGGTCGGGGACGCAAGAAACCCCCACGACGGGTCGAAGTTGTCGTGGGGGCTCTCCCTTGCGGTCTATGTGTTCGGGTCAGATGAACGGGTCGTCGTCGTCTTGTGTGTCTACGTTCACGATTTCGCTGAGTGCCGACCAAGCCTTGTTAATTGCTTTGAGTTGCTTTTTGGTCAGTCCTTCGCTGTATGCGAGTTTTGACAGCCTCTCGTTTGTTTCTACGATGAGGTCGTAGGTTACTTTGGCGATTAGCCCTTGTGGTGTGTGTTGTGCTTCTGTTGTTTGGTTCATATGTTTATTGTATCGTCTTAGTGTTGTGGTGTCAAGTGTTTTGGTTGAATTTGTTTGTGACATATGTTACGGTTGGATTTGTTTGAAAGGCTTGACATTATAAGCATTGGGTGATAGAGTAATGGCAGTTGCCCTAAAACAACGACAAGAAGTCAGTGCTAAAATAAGAACATGATTGATTTTCTCATTGGGGCAGTATTGTCCGCAGGCAGTATTATTGGGCTAGAACTCTGGCTGAAGCACCACAAGCACAAGTAGTCGCCCAAAAACTTGACAGACTAGCCTAGTATAAATAGGCTAATATTGGCTATGGCAAAAGCACCCTCAAAATCCAAATCATCTCCCACGACTGTACACATCGTGGAGAACCCACCCCAACGCAAAGGCATCCACGCGAAACGGGGCTCCGCAAGACTCAAGAGTTCAAAGAACTACAAGAAGTCTTACCGCGGACAGGGGCGTAGTCGCTGACAACAAAGTTGTGAGATACTAGCCCTATGGTCTTTTATAACTCGTCATTCAGTTCCTTCGGCAACAGTTACGGAATAGATGGCATTCGCATGCTTCCCGCAGATCGGCAACCCTGCCCCGTATGCGGGCACCCCACAGGAGACTGCGCCGCATCCGAAACAGACGGACCAACAAGAATCATCGGCTTTGAAACAGACCTACAAGGCAACGAAGTCCCGCTTCACTACGTTGAAGAAGAAATTTGGGAAGAAAGACAAATAACGCCATACACCAAGGCTCGCGTTCTGATATACAAGCGTGGGGACAAAATCACGCTAAGCGAAGCAAAAAGATTAGGTCTAAAGTAGACACTTTCCGTATTTTTTCCTGAAGTACAATCTTACTTCTACCCAAAACGAACCAAGGAAAAATCATGGCAAGAATCACAGACGAACACAAACAAAAGTACCAATCCATCACACCCCCATGGGGCTTCAACGGAATGGGAGAAATCGTTTTCCTACGCACATACAGTCGCAAGAAAGAAAACGGAGACAGCGAAACACTCCCCGACACACTGCAACGCATCATCAACGGGGCTATCGAGATCGGTGTTGAATACACCCAAGAAGAAGCAGAACGACTCTTTGATCACATGTTCAACCTTCGTTGCTCATTCTCTGGGCGCTCACTATGGCAACTTGGAACGCCACTCACACAAGAGTTCTCAGGCACAAGCCTCAACAACTGTTACTTCACCAACATTGAAAAGATTGAAGACTTTGAACTTCTCTTTGATTACCTCATGCTCGGTGGTGGCGTTGGCTTCTCGGTTGAACGCTCAAAGATTCACGACCTACCCAAAGTCAAAAACGGAATCAGCATTTCACACGAACGAACAAACGATGCAGACATCATCGTCCCCGACAGTCGTCAAGGATGGCGTCGCCTACTCCACTCAGTCTTGAAGTCATACTTTGAAACAGGTCGCTCATTCACATACTCAACGATCCTTGTGCGTGAGTACGGAGCCCCGTTGAAGAAGTTTGGTGGAACAGCATCAGGTCCAGGCGCACTCATTGATGGCATCTCGGACATTTGTAAAGTTCTTGAAAACCGTGTTGGCAAAAAACTTCGCTCTATTGATGTTCTGGACATCTGTAACATCATTGGTCGCATTGTTGTTTCGGGTTCATCGCGTCGTTCAGCACAGATTGCCATTGGTGACCCTGACGATGTTTTGTTCCTTCGTGCAAAGAACTGGGGTTCAGGTAATGTCCCCGCTTGGAGAGCGAACAGCAACAACAGCATCTACGCAGATGGTTACGACGAGATCGCTTCAGAACTTTGGAAAGGTTACGACGGAACTGGTGAACCTTATGGTTTAGTCAACCGCAAACTTGCTCGCAAGGTAGGACGACTCGGGGCTAACAAGCCGGACAGCACCATCGAGGGCTACAACCCTTGCGCCGAGATCGCTCTTGGTGACGGAGAGTCATGTAACCTCGCAACCATTTTCCTTCCAAACATTGATTCACTTGAACAGTTCACTGACATCTCGTATCTTCTTTACAAGACACAGAAGCGCATCACTCGCATGAACTACCCATATGAGAAGACAACAAAGATTGTTCAGAAGAATGCTCGTCTCGGTCAGTCGGTTACGGGTATTCTTCAGTGCCCCGCTGAAAAGATTGCTTGGTTGTCTGATGCTTATGTAGCGTTGGAAAGTCTTGATGCTGTTTACTCAAAGGATAATGGGCTTCCTGTTTCTGTTCGTTTGACTACTGTTCAGCCTTCAGGGACTCTTTCGCTTCTTCCTGGTGTAACGCCTGGCATTCACCCAGCATTTGCTCGCTACTACATTCGTCGTGTTCGTTTCGGTTCTTCTGACCCATTGGTTGATGCGTGTCGCAAGCGGGGCTACAAGGTGCAGTACGACGTCGGTATTGACGGAAGAGAAGATCACACTCGTTTTGTTGTTGAGTTCCCGTGCGAGTCACCTGAGGGTTCTGTTCTTGCTAAGGATATGACTGCTGTTGCTCAGTTGGAATGGGTGAAGAAGATGCAGACCGAGTGGGCAGACAATGCTGTTTCGGTGACTGTGTATTATCGCAAGGAAGAACTTGCTGAAATCAAAGAATGGTTGTCAAAGAACTACGATGATTCAGTGAAGTCAGTTTCTTTCCTTCTACACACTGACCACAACTTCCCACTTCCCCCGTATGAGGAATGCACTAAGGAAATGTATGAGAAGACTTTGAATAAGATCGACTTCTCAGTCCCGTTGCATCGTCCTGCGTTTGAGGGCTTAGTTGAGTTGGATGACTGCGCTACTGGAGCCTGCCCAATAAAATAACAATAAAAACTTGACGCTGGTGCCGATGGGCGGTAGTATGTATGTATGGAAACAGACATCATTACTACCCTCATCGGTACTCGTGCAGAGTGGGTAGGCAAAGCAGCCTGCAAGGGCTTAGACCCCGAATTGTTTTATCCCGAGCCAGGCGGAGCCACGAAGCACATCAAGAAAATATGTCTTGCTTGTCCTGTTTCTTTAGAGTGTCTCCAATATGCCATTGGCAATAACGAGAAACATGGCATTTGGGGAGCAACAAGCGTAGCAAAGCGACGCAATGGAAGTATTGCCATCGCCAATCTTAAAAGACAACTCGCCGAAATAGAAGCAATGAAACTCAGTCCTGCGAATCGCAGAATCAAACTACGCAAAATTCGTAGTGCTAGCCTTTAATTCTGGCGTTACATCGTAGACAGAATTCAGCCCAAGGATAATAGCGACGCATATTTGTAGGGTGTGAGCAGTCAAGGATGTCTGTCACTCGTTCGTTGATCACATCGCGGATAAACTGAGCAAGACTCTTTCCTTCTTTGTTAGCCGCAGCCTTCCATCGTTCGCGGTCATTATGATTTGCGCGCACGATAATCTGTGCGACAGCGGGACCGTCATCGTCGCTAATACTCGCACTAATGGTCGTATCCATAGTCTCTGCAAGTTTGTCTACCGCTGCCTGAATATTGTTCTCTTCACTCATGATGCATCTGCCTCCACTCCTGACTCTAGCGCAAATACCTCTACTGCGTCAGTAACTGTTGTTTCGCCGAGTAGTTGGTCAATCATCTCTTGTGAGATAACGCCAGAGCGACCCATAACCTCCAGCAAGCCCCGTGCCTCTGCTTCTGGGTTGAATAGGTTGAGTGGCTTCGCTTCGGTCTCACCGACGATTGTGGACTTAATGGCGTCTCTTTGGGTGACGTCCATTTGGATGTTGACATTGTTTTGTTCCATGCCAAGGAGTTGTGAGCGTTGCTTCATGATGGAAAGAACTGTCTGGACAGCCTTCATGTCTGGCTCTACCTGTATCTCAGTCCCGTCATCCGTTCTGATCTTGCGGTGTTGAGTCATTGGCCAGAGTGCTGACTGGAGTGCGTCTAGGCGTTCTAGTTCTAGTCGCAAAACTTCTGGGTAAGCCATTAAAGTTTCACGGTTTAGTTTTTCTAGTTGACGCTGAATAGCCTTTTGTACTACACTAACACTAACGCCAAACCTTTTAGCGATATCAGAAGTAGCGACACCAGCCTGACGCATCTTGAAAATACGAGAATCCCTCTCAGCGAGAAACTCTCTTGTCATCACTTTTCCGCCTTCACTCATGAGGGCACCTACCTTAACGGTTCTTTAAAGGTCAAAGTCTCAAAAGGAAACTTTACTCCTCGCTTCATTTTTAGAGGCCAATGTCTCTCATCTCGTTCTCCACGGAAATGCTTTACATCGTAGACATATTCTCCCATAGAAGTAGGGTCTTGCTGTAAAGATATACCAAATTCTGGCCAACGAGACCAAACAGCCGAACCAAACGGACGCAGATT